CTTCAACACTTAGAGATTCTGTTCCATAAACAACTGCTGAATAATATACACCCTCTGAATCTTTTTGGTCAGAAATTGCATTTAACCTCCAGTGAACATTAAAAACCACATCCGAGTGATCTTCGTATGAAGGATAGTAGTCCACTGTCTTACAATCCCATTCAAAATTTACTTCTGCCATTTTAACTTCCTCCTTTTAATGACTCTATTTCATTTTCTAATGACTCTACTTTTGCTATTAATTCTTGTATAGATGCTGTTAATAAAGGAACAATTTTTGATTGATCTATTCCTTGATATATTGGATCTCCACTTTCATCTACTGCATCTTTTTCTCCTGTAATTGCTTCAGGAACAATATCAGATACTTCGTGAGCTAAAAATCCATCAACTTCTAAATTTGGCTCAACGATAAAATTAAACTTGCTTGGTTTTAAAAGTTTTATTCTTTCTATACCATCATTAATGCCAACTACATTTTCTTTTAACCTATAATCTGAAGAAGTGCTGTAAGATGTTGTTGTGTTGTTACCAGAAATATTGCCAACAGCAACTCCTTTTCTCCAAAATACTATTAAATTTGCATAATTGTTTGTATTGGTCGAGTTATGAACTGTTAATGGATGGGTGTCATAAGCTGTAATAAAAGAAGTTTGATTTTCTTTAAGCTGAACACCTGAAACGCTATGTGTATTTCCTGTAGGATTAGTGCCAATTTTTAATTCAGGTACGCTAGTTATGCCTGTGCTTGCAATAGTTATTCTATCTGTTCCATTAGTGCGGAAAATCATAGAATCATCTGTATGATTATATTTTATTTGGCCAATATCATTATCATCTGGATCACCAAAAGCTATTCCTGATGTAGAACTATTTGATGATAATAAAGTAAGTCCATTATTTGCTGTTCCCTCAATAATAAGTTCATCAAAATCTGTATTAACATCTGCACCAGAATCAGCTAATTTAAGATGAAGCCCAACTCCCAAATCTTTGTTTGATAAACCAGAGGTAGCAAAATAATTGTCAGCATCAGCGCTAACATCTATAAAACCCATTGTTGCTTCTGTTCCAGATACGCTAGATATTCCTAATGCTTTATTTGCTGTGCCAATAGCAGCAGGCAATATCATTGTATAATTATTTCCACCAAGATCAGCGCTTGCTTTTATAGCTGTGTAATGATCTGCACTTCCAGCGCTTTCATAAAATCTTATATCATTAGCAGAATTTATTTTAACTGAGCTATTAAAGTTTGTTGTTCCACTAGCTGTTAAAGTTCCACCTACGGTTAAAGTTTTACCACTACCAACCTGAAGGCCTACTGAAGTTCCATTTCCAGCATCATTAAATAAAGCATCTAAAGTATTTGCATTGTCGTTTAAATAACCACCCCAAGCGTTAGTATCTCCTCCAACTGTAGGTTTTTTTAAGTTTAAATTAGTTGTGTATGCTGGCATTTTATTATTTTCCTTTTAATTTATTATGCATTATTAAAATTATATCTTATTTTAGACTTCTTTCCACATTCCATAAAAATCTGATATTGATATTGCTCCTGATGTTGGTATGTTGTCATTGTCACCTGTATCAGATAAAGAGGGCACATAAGAACCACCTCTATAGTATTCTGATATTTCTATTGGATTACTACCGCCCCAAAAAGTTTGTAAATCACCAAAATCTATTTCTCCACTACTAATACTAAATTGTGTTATTTCATCTCCAACCGATCCAGTAAGTTGTCCTGATGGATCTTGTGGTTCTATTACTCCACTTTTAATTACTATAAACCTAAGATCGTAAGCTGTACCTGAAGATGAAGCTGTAATGGTGCAAGTGCCACCATGATTGCCTGAAGCTCCAGAAGTGACAGAACACCCTGCTATAGCCAGGGCGTTGTAA